AAAAAATAAAAAAAAAAAAAGAAAAAGAAAAAGAAAATAGGTGGAAATATATTTTCTAATTATAAGTATTATATAATATTTAGTATATGTATAATTTTTTTACCAATAATATATATAATATATATAATAATAAAAAAAAATATTATGAAAGATACACAAAATATTTCTCTAGAAGAATTAGATTTTAGGGACTTGGAAAATAGACTTAATAGAGAAATTGATAATCAAGATTTTGAAGATGAATATTTTGATGAACCACTATCTTAATAAAAAATTTTATTAATTAATATTTTTAAAAACATATAAAAATAAATATATTTTAAAAATAACTATAATTTTTTTTTATATAATATAAATAATGGGAATATCAAATAGTAAATATTGTTGTGAAAAAAATGAAGATTATGACAAATTAATTGTAAAATTAGAACAAAAGAATATAGATATAGGAATATTAAAAGAAAATAATGAAAAATTAGAAAATGAATTATCAAAAACAAAATATGAATTAGAAAATTTAAAAAAACAATCACATAGTGAATATTTAACATTTAAAAATGAAATAATAGATTTAACAAATCAAAAAAAAATATTATGTTTAGAAGTAAATAATTTAAAAGATAATATAGATAAATTAGAAGATAAAAGTAAATGTATAATATTTAAAAATGAAATATTGGAATTAAATAATGAAAAAGAAAATTTAAATAATGAAATAAAAGAATTAAAAGATAATATAAAAGAATTAAAAAATGATAATAAAAAACAAGAATTAAATATATATTTATATGATTATAATTATAATTATATAAAATATATATTATTACAAAAAAATGAATTAAATATAAAATTAGAAAATATAATTTTAAAAAATAAAGAAGAAAATAATAAAATAATATTAAAAAATAAAGAAGAAAATAATAAAATAATATTAAAAAATAAAGAATTAGAAAATAAAATATTAGAATTAAATGAAAATAAAAAAGTAAAAAATGTAATAAATTATTATGAAATAAATAAAGAAATAATAGTAAATAATATATTAAATAATACAAATTCAATAGTGCCAGATTATTATGAAAAACAAATAGTAGAAAATGTATATAAAATATTATTAACAAGTTTAAAAACAAGTTTATTAAATTAAATAAAAACAACCACAAGTGGTAGATTTTTTATTATTATTTATAATAAGATTAGTAGTATTATTTAAATTTTTAATATTATCATATATAAACATATTGATATTAATAATATTATTATGAATAGTATTAATAAAATTATTTAAATCAAAAATATGTTTATTTAATATAGATTTAATATGTATAATATTATTATTATTATTATAATTATCAATATCACTTAACATATTATTTAAATTATTAATATCATTAATAATTTTATTATAATTTGTTTTAATATATTTAATATTAGATTCAAATGTGTTTTTAATAAAATATATATTAGAAATATTAATATTATTAGAAATATTAATATTATTAGAAATATTAATATTATTAGAAATATTAATATTATATAAATATATATTATTCATATTATATATTATTTTTTTATTTTTTTAACTTTAACAGTTTTTTTTTTAATTTTGTGCATAATATCTTCATCAGAATCATGTTCTGGATCATAAAATTTTGTATGATGTTTCCATAAAGATAAAGCTCCAATTTTAAATGAAGGATGATTAGTAGCTTTATACCAATAAACTTGTTCATTAAGTTTATTACTTTTAGAATTATTATTAATAACTAAACATTCATAATTTTCAGTACATTGATCTAAAACTTGACTAAAAATTTCAAAAGAAGGAAACATACCAGCATAATGTTCATAAATTCTTTTTCTATTAGAAATAATATTTTCTCTTAAAACAAAAACATAATCAATATTAGTTCTTAAATTAGGAGGAATACCTAAAGGAAATTGCATAGTAATAATAAATAAAATATGCCAATGTCGTCCATTCATAAATAAAGTTCTAACATATTTATCTTTAGTCCATGAAGCATCATATAAACAATCATCTAAAATTAAAAAACTATTAGGATTAATATTAGAATTACCATTATTTTCTAATTGATATTGTAATGTTTTTTTTACACTTTTTTGTCTTTTTAATAAATTTTTAATAATTTCAGCATTATATTCATCATGTATAAACATACTAGGAACAATATTACCATAAAAACAATTAGCACTTTCAGTTCCAGAAATAACAGTTCCAACAGGAATATTTTTATGATAATATAATAAATCTTTACATAAATAACTTTTACCAGTATTTCTTTTACCAATTAATACAACAACAGAATCTTGTGGAATAGAACTCATATCAAATTTTTTTAATTGAACATTACTCATTTATTATATAGATATAATAATATATTAATATATATCCGAATAATATAAAAAAAATATAACAATAAAAAGTAATTATTAAAATATAATATATATATATATAATATATAATATATAAATGTTAATAAATAATAATTTAATAAATATAAGTTTTTTAATAATTATATATATATTAAATTTAATAAATATAGAAAAAAAATATATTCAAATATTAATAATTATTTTAATAATAATTTTAATTGGATTAAATAATTATGAAAATATATATATATTATTAAATAATATATATGAATATTTAATAAATAATATAAAAATATGTGGTGGTGAAAATATAAAATTACTTAATATATTAAATAATGAAAAAGGACATATAAATTATTTAATAGAAAATATAAATAGTCCTTTAATAAAAGGTGGAAATAATGAAGAACAAAATATAAAAAAATTAGAAGATGAATTAAAACAAAGACAAGCAATGTTAGATATAATAAGTTTAAAAACAAATAAATTATCAGATAAAGAAATAATTAAAAAAAATTTAGATATAAATAAAGTAAATAAAAATATAGAAAAATCAATTAATCAAGAAAAAACAACTAATCCAGAAAAATCAAAATCAATAATATCAAAAGTATCAAATTTTATGTCAAATATATATAATAAAATAATGGGAAAAAAGAAAAATAATATAGAAACAAAAAAAATAAATAAAAATTTAGAAGAAACTAATATTTCAACATCAAAATATTTAAATAAAATAGAAGATTTAAAATTAACAGAAAAAGATTTATTAAATAATAGAATAGATACAAATATAAATAAATATGATAGAAATAAAAAAGAAAATTTAAATATAAATGATTTAACAGAAAATAAAAAATATTATTTAAATGAAATGGCAGAAAAATATAATATAAATGATCGTCAAATAAATTTAAATAAATTATATAATACAAAAAAATTAATAAAAGCAACAGAAAATTTATGTTTAGATAAAGAAAAAAAATCACAAAATAAATATAAAAAATATAATAATTTAATATTAGATATAAATAAAATAAATAAAAATAATAAAAATATATTAGAACCATATAATGATGAAGAATATGGAGAATATATTTGTATAAATAAACCTTGTGATAAATATAAAGATAAATATAGTAGAATGGATTGTGTTTATTAAATACTATTAATAAATTCCCATCCTAATTCAATACATATATTTTTCCAAATTCTATCTTGTTGATATAATTTTTCTCTACTTTTTAAAAGTGGAAAATATATTAAATATTCATCAATAGATAATAATTGAATAAATTTATGTAAAACATATGAATATGATAAAAAATTTTTTCTATATTTTGGACAATGTTTTTGAAATGGTTGTTGAATTTCTCTAAACATAGTTCTTAATTTATTTTCTAATTGTTTAGATATATTAGGAGGAGTTTTACCATTAATTTTATTAATTATATATGGTATATGTTCATAAAATTTATTTAATTTTAATTTTTTTAAAATTTCTCTAATTTTATTATTAGATATATTAGCTACATTTAAAATACGTTCTTTTTTTAATTCAACTAATATTTTTTCAATAATTTCACAAGGTATATCAGTTGATTCTTTAGCTTGAAATTGAGATAACCATTCATTAAAATGATTAATTCTTTTATATGCAAAATAATTTGATTCATATGTAGGTTCTTTATAATTAGGTTTATCAGAATCAATTATAATACTAATTTGTTCTGCACATATATTACATACAGAAATACCTTCAGTATAATTAATTGTAACAGAACCTCCACATTTTTCACAAATATTTTGTTGAATAATATAAGCATTTTTTTTATGATAATCTTCATCAATTATATCAAGATAATCTTCTAATAATTTACCTTTTTTTGATAAAATATTTTTAGAACAATTATTTTTTTTTTCATTAAAAAATGTTTTTAAATTTGTTTTATTATCTATATTATTTTGTATATTATTTACATCTTTTTCTTCATAATATTCAAATAAAATATCTCCTACACTTAATAAATAATCTTGTTCTTCTTTATTTGTTTGAATATAATTAATATTATATTCAATTTCTTTTATTTTATCTTTAATATTTAATTTTATTTCTATATCTGTATCATTAATTTTTTTTTTTTTTTAAATTT